TCGTGTTGATCTCGGTGAACATGCCGATCGCCATGCCGGCGACGATGACGAGGCCGCCGAGCGCGCCCAGGATGAGAGCGAGGAACTTGCGCAGGAGTCGAACAAGATCGGCATCACAATCCGCTCCGGCCATGGAACGGGCAAGGATGCGTTCTTGGCGTGGGTGTACATCTGGCTGCTGACCTGTTTTCCGGGCGCAAGGGGGCTGGTGACGGCCCCGACGCAGCACCAGCTCCATGACGTTCTGTGGTCGGAGATGCGGAAGTGGGTCCGCAAGAGCGTAGCGCAGCTCCACCAGTACATCGAGGTGCAGAGCGAGAAGGCGTACCGGAAGGACAAGGTGTCCGATTCGTTCGTTGTCAACCGGACGGCGCGGGTCACCGGGTCCCCGGAGGAACAGGCGGAAACGCTGGCCGGTATGCACGGGGACTACATGATCTTGGCCGTGGACGAGGCGTCCGGCGTCGAGGACGGCGTCTTCCGCCCCTTGATGGGCGCCATGACCGGGAAGTTCAACATGGCAATTCTGATCTCCAACCCGACCAGGAATACCGGGTTCTTCTACCAGAGCCACAATATGGACCGCAAACATTGGGTGTCCATGCATTGGAGCTGCGAGGACTCCGACATGGATCTGGCGATGGGCAACAAGGCAATGAGCGCCTACGTCGAGAGGACCCGCGATAAGTACGGCGCCGACTCCAACTTCTACCGGATGCGGGTGCAGGGAGAGTTTCCACGGGCGGAACCGGACGCGCTCATCCCGCTGGATCTCATCGAGGCCGCGGTGGAGCGAAACATCGTGGAGGACCCGCGGATGGGGCTGGTGCTGGGCGTCGATGTGGCGTGGCAGGGGGACGATCAGTCGGTGCTGCTGTTCCGCCGCGGGATGGTGGTCGAGAAGATCCTCGCGTATCGGAACGTCGAGCCGCGGATGCTGGCAAACATGGTGGCCGGCGCCATCAGCGAGATGAAGGTCGCGATGACCTATGTGGACTCGATAGGCATCGGCGCCGGCGTTGTATCCATGCTCCGGGAGCTGCGCCGGGGCGTTCAGGCGGTCAACGTCAGCGAGTCCGCGCCGTCCAAGGACCGATTTGTCCGGCTGCGCGACGAGCTGTGGTGGCGGGTCCGGGAACGGTTTGAGAACCGCATGATCAAGATCCCGAAAGACGATGAGCTGATCGGAGAACTGTCCGGCATCAAGTTCAAGCGCGAAACGAACGGGAAGATCAAGGTGGAGTCGAAGGAGGATATGCGGAAGCGTGGGCTGGCCAGCCCCAACAAGGCCGACGCGCTGATGATGACCATGGTATTCTCCGATTCGGCGTTCCGCCCCGTGGGCATCGACAAATACGCAGAGCCGGACCCGTTTGAGGTCCGGGGGACAGGATGGATGAGCGGATGATCACACCGGAGATGATACGCATGGGGTTGAAGCACCTGTCGGGGAATCGCAAGTGCGGGAACTGCACGGTGCCGATGCCGCCAGACAATGAGGGTTGGATGATCTCTTGGGTTGTCGATACGGAGAAGGCAACGATGAGATCGGAACTGATCTGCCCCGGCTGTCTACCGGATGCGATAGAAGAGTTGTCCCTCTTGGGGGTGCATTGATGTACTCACATCCAATGGAGTGCAAGTGCGATGACTGCAAGGACGATATCGCCGCGGTATCCGATGAGCCGCAGGAGAAGAATCTGCATGAGGAGGTATTTAAGCCAAGGCTTCGGGAATCATACAAGGGGACACGGTTTGCCGCGGAATGGCTTCGCCGGCTTGGGTATGAGGTGCATCAGACACCAGGGCGGGTGGCCGGGACCCATGCGGAGTGGAAGGAGTACGCGGATAGCGGCGACTTGATCATCCTTCCGGCCAAGATGATTGTCGAGGTTAAGGTCCGTACATTCCGGTTTACCGGGGCGGGTGATTTCCTGTACCCGACGATGATTGTTTGCGCCCAGCATTCTTGGGAGCGGAAGCCGGTAAAGCCTCTGGCGTATCTCATCCTCTCCAGCGACATGAAGTACGCCGGATGCGTGTACGGCGGGGATGCAAGAAGGTGGGGGGTGGACGCAATGAAAGACCGCGCCTTGCGGGATAAGCTGTATACGAATTTCACGGCGAAATTGTCTGATGTGTTCTTCTGCCCAACGGATGGATCAGTCGATCCCCTTAAGGAGATGATCCCCCCGCAAAAATAACGCTTGACATTCCTGTGCGGGACGCTTTAACAGGGAACGCAATATGGCCCTTGTCCGATCAACCAAGGCGGGGTCCCCCGCGCACTCACACGCTGTACTTCTTTCTCCAGACGGTTCAGGTTTCACTTCCAGCAACGAGGGCCACTATCACCGAATAATTCTTGTGCCGCCGGATCTCCTCCTCCCGGAAGGCATACAGGGGGGGCCGCCGGGACTGCCGGAGGGAGCAACTCCCGGCCCCCAACCCCCCCCCGGCATGGGCGCTCCGGGCGCCCCACCGGGGCCACCTCCCGCACCAGCAGCTCCTCCCAAACCACAATGGACAGCCGGCGATGACGGCCACACCCATGAGGTGATCCCCGAAGGGGTCGAGTACGAGGTCCGCGAGGAAGCCCGGAAGGAACGCAAGCCGGAATCCAAGAAGGGCGAGAACGAGAAGGTGCAGGATGTCATCAGCCTCTTCAAGGTGGCGCGGGAAGAGGAAGATGACTCCCGGAAGATGGCCGTGGAAAGCGAGAAGTTCTACCGCGGGGAACAATGGCCAAAAGATGACAAGCGGAAGCTGGAGAGCGAGAAACGGGCGGCCCTGACCTTGAATGAGATCGAGCCGAAGATCGACTTGCTCTCCGGCTACCAAAGACAGAACCGATCCGACCTGAAGTACCTCCCCGTCGAGGAGGGCGACCAGCGGGTGGTCGATATCCTGAACCTCGTCACCAAGACCATTCAGGATCAGAATAATTTTGAGTTTGAGGAAACACAGGTCTTTGAGGATGTGCTGATCGCTGGCCGCGGGATGTTTCACATCTACGTCGATTATGACAAGAACCCATCCGGCGAAATCACCATGGAGATGTTCCCGCAAGCCGATGTGTACATGGGGCCGCACAAGCGCCCGGACGCGAGGGACTGCGAGTACATCGTCAAGGCGCAATGGTTCTCCGAAGCGAAGCTCAAGCAGATGTACCCGGACAAGGCTGATCGCATCGGCAGGAACATGGAGCTGATGCTCCTCCCCGCCGGCGAGGCCCTCCTGCAGCCGAAGCCGGACGCATACGATCACGGCTTCCGCACCGGCGAGGGCATCATCCAAACCACTATCCCCTCCACCGACATGGTGGACATCGCCAAAAAGGAATTCCTGCTGCTGGAGCTGTGGCGCAAGGAGTATGACAAGGTCCCCGTAGCTATCGTGGACGGCGAACCCATCTCGCTGGAGGATTGGGACGAGGACGAGAAGACCGGCGCCAAACAGCTCGTAAAGGTGGTGGACCGCCGGGTAGACCATCTCCGGGTGACCGTTGTCGCCGGGACCGTCCTGCTGTCCGACGAGTACAATAGGCAGTATGGCGACACCTTCCCCATCATCCCGGTCTACGCGAAGAAGCGATCCGACCTGTACTGGGGCAAGGTCGAAGGGGCGAAAGACGCGCAGCGGGAGATCAACAAGCGGCACTCGCAGATCGTGGATATCCTGAATAAGGCGGCGGCTTACGGCTGGTTCTATGACCAGGGGACGTTCCCGGATCAGCTATCGGAGCGGAAGTTCCTCGACGGCGCTGCCACACCGGGCTTCCGCCTCAAGGTTTCCGATGTGACCCGGCCACCGGCACAGGTGGAGGGCATCAAGTTCCCGCAAGAGATTGCCGCCATGGAAGAGGTGTCTACGCAGAAGCTCCGCGAAATTATGAATATCAACCCGGAGCTGCTGGGGCTGGAAGGACGCGCCGAATCCGGCATCGCGCTCATCGAGAAGAAACGGCAAGGGTTGATCGGCAATGAGTTTCTCTTCGACAACATGAACCTCGCCAAGAAGCAGATCGGCAGGATGCTGGTGAGGCTCATACAGGATATCTACACGCCGGAGCGGATCTTGCGGATCATCACCTCCGCGGCGAACCGGACCAACGTGAACATCGGCAACCAGCAGATGACGCAGGACCGTATCCCGGAGATCATCCAGCTCCTCTCGACCGCCGATCTGACCAAGTACGATGTGGCCATCACAGAGAGCGCACACAGCCCGACGCAGCGCAGGGCCAACTTCGCCGCATGGGCAGAGCTGGCCGGCAGGGGCATCCCGGTCCCGCCGGAGCTGCTGGTGCAGCTCTCCGATCTGGACGAGAAGGAGAAGGTCATCCAGCAGATGCAAGCTCAAGCACAGGCCGCACAGGCTCTGGAAGAGCGGAAGCTACAGGTGGAGCTGCAAAAGACGCTCATCGCCAAGGAGCCATCGGCGCCCGTTCCGGGCCGTGGACTGCCGCCGGGAGTGGTGCAATGAGGGTGAAGGATTATCTCGCAAGCACATCGGAGAAAGATGTCAAGGCAACCGTGCTGGAGTACCTGAAGATGCGGGGCTTCCGGGCGTGGAACAACCCACGGGGCGTGGCGAAGATGACCAACGGGGGGGCGTTCGTTCGGTACGGCGGTCCTCCGGGTTGCGCCGAT